CCTTTTTACTGAACTAAAAAATAGGCTTTCCGTCTGCTCCGACAGGAATGTCAGCGGTCGCGCCCGCCGGAAGAACATCTCCGCTTAATTTTTTGAACGCTGTCACTTCGTTTGATTCGCCGTAAGAATCAGTCACGACTTTAAGTTTGACCAGACACTCAAGGCCCACGATCTGAGAGGCGTCTGTCACCTTTGTCGTCGTCGCGCCTGAAGCGAGGATCATGGACTTCAGTTGTCCGAGACCGATTCGAACCGCTTGTTCGTTCTTGTTTACGATGTTGAAGTTGAACCAGAACTTCCGGTTCTGGAGCTTCTCTCCAGTGATCGACCACTGAGTCCGGATATATTTTCCAGTCCCATCCTTAGTGTCTTTGAGTTCCGCTTCCTCGATCTGGGCCGGGTATTCTCCCGCCGGGATCGCTCCGCCTGAAACTTCTTCGACCGTGTTGAGATCAATGTCCATGTTAAAACTCATTCGCTTTCTCCTGGTTATTAAGAACAGTCCCCTGTTCAGTGAATCGTTTATAGTGTTGAATTATTTTTTTGATTTCATGTTCCATGGTTAGGATCATTCCGTTGAACACGACCTCACGATGAGATCCTGGGATCTCAAAGGTTCCAGTCGTGACAACGACCTCTCCGTCTTCTCCGACAGAGACATTCACTCCCGCCGACTTCATGCTTTTACTCCGTTGATTTTAGCGACGACCGCCGTGAGGTTCACGTCTTCGAACTGGTCAAGCTTTCCAGACCGATCCTTCGCCGTGATGTTCTGATAAGAAGACGTGATCAACTTCTTCACCTTCTTCCCATCCTGAGTCTCAAAGTCTTTGAGATAGAACACTTCATCCAGGAGCGCGGGAACTCTCGAACTCACCTTTCCATTGATGTCGACTCCGATGAATCTCTTTCCAGTGTCGTCCTTGTCCGTTGAATCCAGGGCCAGAAGAAGGATGTTGAATGGACGATAGTCGCGGAGTTGTTTGATGAACGCGACCATGAGTTCGTTATACTCTCCCCACATCGGAAGAGAATCTTTCCGGTCTGGATATTTTTTCTTAAGTCCTTCGACAAGACATTGAGAGATCTCAGTCAAAGAATCGAAGACCAACCAGTCGAACTTGTCTGTCATGGTCGGAAGAACTTTCTGAAGAAGGTGAAGGAGCTTCTCGAATCGCCACTCGCGTCCGAGTTCCTTTCCTTCGGCGTCGACAGTGATGTCATAGACGGCGATGTTCTTTCCGGAAGAGATAGAGAGGAGTCCGTTCTCAGCGTTCACGATAAGAACTTTCCCAGGGAGAGTCGCCGCGACAGAAGTCTTTCCTGTTCCGCTCTGACCATAAATAAGAAGGGAGAGTCGATCAGATTTAAAATCTTGAGTTGTCTTAAACATTGGCGTTGCCTTTTTTAATTTGTTGTATAGGATACTAAAAAAGATTAATCAGGAAATCAAAGGAAAAATTCATGAAGCTGAAAGATTACCTAACGCTAAACAAGATAAGTAGTGGAGAGTTAGCGAAGGCCTGTGACATACCTCATCCGACTATCATCTCCTATGTTAACGAAACTCACGAACCCAGTTTAAAGAACGCTCTGAAGATTGTGAAGGCCACAATGGGAGCGGTGAAGGCGGAAGATCTCGTTCAGGATAGAGAATAAGATGTTCAAGAATAACGCCTATCTATTCCTGGAAAGGGATCTCGTTGTCATCCCCTTGAGGGGAAAGATTCCAGTGGTAAAAAACTGGAGCGCGTTCGCGAAGACAAGACCGTCCGACATCTTGATCGAGTCCTGGGAGAGTAAGTATTCGAACCACAACATCGGCCTCGTGACTGGAAAGCTCTCTGGAGTTGTTGCGATTGACATCGACAAGGACTCAGCGAAAGAACTTGTCCCTCTCTCTCCGGTTATCAAACGAGGAAAGAAAGGCGAGACAAGGTTCTTCCGTTATAACGGAGAAGTGAACTTCAAACGACACGACGTTGGGATCGAGCTTCTCTCCGACGGGAACCAGACCGTTCTTCCTCCTTCGATTCATCCAGAAACCAATGAACCCTATGTCTGGATCACTCCGGACACTCTCCTCAATTTTGACGTTCAAGATCTTCCGTTGTTGCCTGATAAGTTTTTCGCTTCCGTCGGATCAGTTCCGGTCTTGAAAGGCGAGGCGACCGGAAGACACAACCGTCTCATCGAGATCACGTCCGCGATGTTAGGTCGAGGCGAGAATCTCGATGAGATCGTCAAAGAGCTTCTGAAGTATGACAACGAAAATCACACGCCCCCTTACTTCTCCGACAAGTCGGAACCTCATAAGGGGAAGGGACGTCTCGCGGCGATGAAGATGGTCACGTCCGTCGCGGACACGATTGTCCAGAGAGGCGGAGATCTGGTTGAACCACGCGAGATCGAGATCATCGTGGGCGAAGATGAGATCCAGAAAGAGATTGATAAGGCGGAGATGGACAAAGTTGAGTTCAACCTTCCTCGTCCGAACGCTTACATCTTGGAGATGTTGACTGGATATATCATAAGTCAATCTTACAAGCGGAGACCGAAGTTCGCCCTCGCGTCTTCACTTTCTCTTCTGGGAACTCTCCTCTCGAACAAGTATAAGTTCCGAGGATCAACTCCGAATCTCTATCAGTTGATCGTCGCTCCTTCCGGAGAGGGGAAAGATGTCCCGCTAAAAATGCCAAAGAAGATCCTGATCGAACAGGGCCTTCTTCAATACCTGGGACTCGAATCCTATCGAGGAGACAAGTCCATCGTGAAGAGATTCGAAACTCAAAGAGAACGGATCGACGTGATCGATGAGATCTCAAAGCTCTTTCGCGCGATGAACTCCTCAACTAACGTCTACACTTCAGGGATCGCGGAGACTCTGACTGACATCTGGTCGGCGTCGAATACTTTATACACTGGATTCTCAACCGCGACGGAGACGACTGGGATGGTTTACAACCCATGCCTCACTCTCCTGGGAGCGACAACTCCGTCGGCGTTCAGCTCAACTTTCTCTCAGTCTTTATTGATGCAAGGATTCGGATCACGCTTCCTTTATATCTTCGACGACAAGCGAGTCGAACTCACGTCTCCGGTTGACATTGATCTTCCGAAGGATGTTCTGAAGTGGATCTCCGCGATCGGGAACAAGAAGATCGAGACAAAGAAAGTCGACATCTCAAAGACTGGTTCAGTTCACATCGATCTGTCAGGGAACAAACCTCAGGCCCAGGTCTTGAAAGACATCCTCTGTCCGATCCCAGTGGATCTTCCGGCCCACTCGTCGATCGCGCCCAGGATGGTCGAACTCGGAAAGTATTATGATGAACTCTCCTATCATGTTCCGGAGAGTATTCATCCCATCGTTCTTCGTTGTGTTCAACAAGTCGAGAAGATCATGATCATCCACGCGGTCGCGAGGAACGATCCTTCGAACCCCGCTCCGCTGATCGAGATGGTTGATCTCGACTTCGCTCACGCCTACGTTGAGGGATGTCTCAAGATGACAAAGGCGTTCTTCGATGAGTTCTTGATTCAGTCAAAGTTCCATCGGGAGTCTGGATCAGTGGTCGCCTTCCTGAAAAAACATCCGAAGGGAGTCAGTCAGAAAGAACTTACTCTCGCTATGGTGAACAGGTTCAAGGCGTCTGAGTTATACGATCGCCGGACTGGGATCGTGGCGAACTTGATCGAGGCGGGGAAGATCCTGGAGTTCAAGGTCGAAGGGAAAGGAAGGCCTACAACTAAGTTTTGTTATAACTGGAAAGCGGAGGAATAGATGAAAATAGAAATCACAGGCTGGACGACGATGGAAGAGATTGAAGACTTGGAAAGAAGTTACGTAGCTATCTACCCTACGCCGGATGATCTGAGTAACCCAATAAAAGTCACTCTGACCTACGAGGTTGATAGGAAAGTTGAAATTTCGGAGACCCTACTTCGAGACTGCTTTGATTCATTCAGATACCTTGCAGACGATGACGACAGGCAGTTAGTCTATGATTTCTATGAGTTCACAAGACAAAAACTTTTTGGCGGGAGTGATGGATGAATATTAAAGACTATAACCATGAGGGTTGGTGTGACGGCGTAAATAATATTTCTCAGTCATGTAATTGCATCGTTGGATACCCGCTAGAGGTAATCGAGTCTCTCGAATCCCAACTCGCAGAAACACAGAAGCGGCTGGAGGAGGCGGAGAGGGTGATTGCGTTTTATGCTGATTATATAAACTGGAAGGATACTCAATACAACTGCCTTTCTAATATGATTGAGTCGTCAGATATTCAGCACACTATCGGAGACAGCATGGTAGGCGGAAAATACGCCCGCGAATATTTAAAAAAATACAAGGACTCACATGAACCAGAATGATAAAGAAGCTTTTGATGAGTGGTTCAAAAAAGAGTTTGGCGACCTGTACGATACGATAGGCTCGCACCCAGCATACGAAACTCACAGAGCAACCTTCCTCTCCGGCATCCAGTACGAGCGCAATAGGCAGAGTGAGGTTTTAAAGGATTTAGAATGGATCATTGATATGACAACTTTCGGTCAGAGGAAAAATGAAAAAGTAACTGCATCGGAGTTTTACGAAAAAGCACAAAAAATCAAAGACAAGTACGGGCTTGGATTAAATCAAGAGGGTAATCAATGAAAGGAACAGGAAGAAGTGAACTTTCTAGGGTTGATTTTGCAATCCTGATTTTATTAGCAATGGGGGCAATCTGGCTTTTTGCATTTTCCCCAAGTACAGACTACGACCCAGTATGTGACCCCGCCGCAAAACCACATGGCATGAAAGATGCGGGGGATGGGAAATGAGAAAAGAGAAAGTCAGTGGCTACTTGAAAGAAATAACAATTATTACCGATCCAGAGAACAAGCATGATTGGAAGTGCTGGTTCGCCCGTTTTTATAACACGAGAACATCTCTTGATTCGGTGTTGGGTAAACCAAAGTGGGAAGAGTGGATTTGCAATACCTGTCACGCAGTTAAAGACATTACTCGTTTTGATTTAAGGAAAGATGCGAAGGCAAAGGAATAAAAAATGAGTGACGATAAAAAATTCAACTTAATTTATAGGAAAAAATCCAGCGGAGAGATCAAGAATTTTTCGCGAGACAGATTCAGACACTATACCGCCGAAGACGGAACCCAGATGTCGAAGTCTCAGTCATGGACTGAGTGGGAGTTCCAGGGAAAAATCTTAGAGAATGACAGAGTGGCGACTTATAATGGAACAAAGAAGTCGGCGGGGAAAAATGTTTTTTACAGAGCGAAAGAGACTCTCCGACAACTTCACTACGCTCATGAGATAAGTCCGAGTGACAAACTTGAGAACTATCTGGACGGTTTTATCGACTGTCTTAATATATTTGAAGGGAGAGACTGAGATGAAGCTTACAAGATGGCAACAATTAAAACTAGAACGAGAGGCGAGTAAGTTCCCTGACATTGAGTTGATGGGATTCGTTAGTCGTGGCCCGCTGATCGTTCTTCAGACTCATGGTGGGAACTTCGAAGTGATGACCAGAGAGGAGAAACTCAACACTCTGGACTACATTGAGAGAAGTGTTCGCGCTCTCAGGGATCAGATCAAAGGGGAATAGAATGTTAGTAAACTTAGAGGACGACGAGATGAAGATGATCATAGCACTGATCGAGATTAGAACAGACAATCTCAACAAGGAGCTGAAAGAAAGAACTTTCGACAAGGATATAAGCGACTTGGTTCAGGTCTCAATCGAGAGGGGCGAGAAGCTTTCAGCTTACTTGAGTTCTAAGCTTACCAAAGAAGTTCAAAATGGATAGACATAACCATATTACAAGGGACATAAAACAATTCGGGGAGTGTCCGGTGTGTGACCAGTACCACAACAAGACAGAGAGACAGAGATGGGAAGAAGACTTCAGTGAGTGGTGTTCGACTAACGTGATCACTCATCGGAAGATCGAGACAGATGAGGAAGGGAATGTCTTGTTCGACATTGATGGAATGAAAGCGGTTTACTTCGCCGGAAGGGCGAAAGAGAGAATGTCGTGAACCGCCTAGAGTTCCTGGGAGGACTGGGACATCTCGCGATCGTTTACGGAACTCTCCGATGGTTGGAGGACTGTCCGGCAATCTTCTTCCTGGTCGCGTTCTTCGCCTTCTCCTGGATCAATGGGAAGCTTATCAAAGCCTAGGTCGCCGAGTAAGTGGTGAGAGGCCGACCACGTCCAGGAACAATCCTGGAGCGAACCAGGCCCAGTCTCTCAAGTCGAACAAGGATGATCGTAAGTTGAACAGAGTTCAGTCTCCCAGAGAACGCGAGACCGATGTCCTTTCTTGTCATGCTTTCCTTCCGTCTAATCTTAGCGAGAACTCTTTCTTCACTCATCTGGAGAGCGTTGTCTTCCGTCGACAACGCTCTCAGCGTGGCGACCTTCGCTGACTCCAGGATGTTATTCCCTCCAGATCCTTCACCGGAGAGTCGAACCAGTTCGACCAGAAGAGTCGCGAGTTCCTGGTTCGTCTGGTTGAGCTGAGTCATAAGTGTTACGTACTGAGTCATGAGCGAGGCCAGGTCGGAGTTAGTCATTTATTTTTCCCATGTGATTAAGGTGGAAGAACTGACTATCACTAAAAAAGTAAGGTGACAACATAGGGAATAGGAGAGTTATTCACAGTGAAGGTTATAGTGTCAAAGTCATGGTCTAAGTAGTTGAAATCATAAAGGAAAATGTATAGTAGTATATAGTTATATTTTTTTCATATATATATCTATGACACTCCACTCTCCTCCTTCTCCCTTTCCCTTATACGAGACCCTTCGTGATTAACCTAACTATTCAAAACGACGCGGTTAGTCGATTATTTTTAATCATGACACGATTCCATGATAGACTCATCTGGTCAACAATATAACGGAGAGCAACATGAAAACGATCAACACTGTCAAGTTCGCCGAAGAGATCACTGACCTGGTTCCTCATGACCAGATCGTCGTGATCCACGCTCACCTTCCTGGAGTTGAGTGGGAAGGAACCGCTGACCACGTCAAGGCGACGATCGGTTCGATCCCTTACCATGAGGTCGTCGCAACGAAGACCTTCTTTGAGATGGTCAAAGGTCGCGGGTTCTGGCCTTCTCCGAAGTACCGTCAATGCACGTCTGACCTGAAGCGTGGCCCGATCGAGAAGAAGATCCGTGAGATCTCGAAAGAGACTGGAAGAAAGTTGATCGTGAATTGTGTTGGCATCCGCGCCCAGGAGTCTTCGGCCCGTTCGAAACAGATCCCTTTCAAGAAGTCTGAGAAGAACTCGAAGGCCGGACGTGAGTGGTATGACTTCCTCCCAGTGTTCGACTGGGACATCAAGTTCGTGTTCGACTACATCGAGATGAACGGACAGAAAGCTCACTGGGCCTACTCGAAAGGGATGTCACGTCTGTCATGTTGTTTTTGTATCATGTCGAACTCGTCGGATCTGAAGACAGCGGCGAAGTTGAATCCGGAACTCCTGGACAAGTACGATCAACTCGAAAGAGAGATCGACCAGACGTTCATCATGCCAAAGAACGGAGTCAGAAAGTTCCTGAAGGAGATCCTCCTGTCAGGCGAAGAGATTGATGAGACAGTCGGAGAGTGTTCTGGTTTTTAATAACAAGGGAGAGTCAGATGTTCGAAGAAGTGAAAGATCCAGACGAGGAGAGTTGTGGTTGTGGGAAGTGTCGCCTATGTCGAGCGCGATCACTCATCGAAGACGATGAGGACGCTCCGTGTTCTAGATGCGGAGGAGCGGGATGTTTTAAATGCGAGGAGGGTTAACGTGAAGAAGATTCAGGGGAGAGTTGGTGACGAGGAATGGGAGACGGTCATGAGACGACTGGGAGCGCGGACGAACCAGGAGGCGATAGAGTTCCTGATTCGAAACCAGATGACCAGATGGGCGAAACATGACTCGGGTCTGAATGAACGCCTGGTTCGATTTAACGAGCGAGTGAAGGCGGAACTAGGGAAAGAGGGGGAAGAATGAAACCTGGACGAACCTGGAAGCTCTGGATGCTGATCTTATTGGTGACTCTCCAGTCGTGCGGAGGCGACAAGAACGGAGCGTCGCGGTGTAAAACCAAAGAAGAAGCGAAGACTCAGTGTCTCGCGGAGTATATCGCCGACGGACTCACCATGGAACAGGCGGGCCTTCGATGCGATCCACTCTTCACCGTTGACTCATGTTATTGAATCGTGACACGATTAAATAGGAGGCTTAGATGAAACAAGACCAGAACAAGCTAACCATCTTGAACGAACTTCTCCGACACGTCGAGTCTGGAAAGACAGACGCGATCTTCATGGAGATCCAGGCGCGCGACACTCATCTCATGAAGGCGGCGAGGGAGATGTCTGGAGCGGTCGTGGTTGTTCACCGTGATGATCGAATCTTTTTAGCTGAGAGAGAACGATTCATGAGGGAGTCTTCGCGTGGGTAAACCGAGACAGGGATCTCAGGTCAAAGAACATCAATCGATTCGCCTTGAACCCAAAGTCAAAGCCGAACTCAAGAAGAAGTTCGGATCAGTTCAGGCGGGAATCGACTTCGCTTTGAATAAGATCATTCAAGACGAGAAGTCCGGACAGTCGGATCGAGACATCCGAACCGCCTGATCCATCTTCCCATCAATTAAAATTCATGCGACACTTGTTCTTAGAACAAAGAACAGGTGAACCAATGTCAGACATCCCAGGAGCTTGTTCCTATCGTGAAGAACAGATCTGGAACAGGATCTTCAGATGGGGGCGAAAGACCGTTCAAGTTGAACCAGTCTATAAGCGGAACCCAACGATCCGCCTGGTTGAACTTGACGCCAACGTCGAAGAGAAGATCACCTTCGCTTCGACGACGAAGACGTTCGCGATCAAGGTTCGAGGATCTTCGAGAATGAAGATCGCCTACATTGAGGACGCGACGAACGTCGGCCCGTTCTGGAGTGTTGGTCTCTTCGGGATATACCGCGAAGAGAATCTCAACCTGGATCAAGACGGCGCGGGAATCGACCTCTATGTTCAGATCGATAAGGCGAACACTTTGGAGATCATAGAATGGAACTAACAACTCTCATCAAGGAGATATAAGATGGCCCACGAAAGAGAAGCTTTCCCAATTTTAGAGAACGCCTCACAACAAGGAGTCGTCGCGAGTTCATCTCAGAACGGCGACGCTTCAGCGGGTAAGATCGGCCTTACCTCATGGGTGTTCAAAGATTCAGCGGGGAATCTTGTTCATCCAACACTTACGACAGAAGGAAAAATCCAGGTAACCTCTGAAGGCGCGGGTGTTCCAAAGTCGGCGTCAAGCGACGGCGAGATCCCTGGTTCACTGACTGAGACATTGATCTGTGAAGTGGCCTTGACTCCCTCAAAGACTCACGGAAAAATTCACGCGAATCTTTCTTGTTTCAAAGAAGCGATCGCCTACCTCGTTCAACAAGACGACGCGACTGAAACAATCATCGGGCATATAATTCTCGGGCCTGGACAGTATTCTTTCCATCTTGATCTCAAGACGAAGGAGTTCGTTTCTGGAGCGACTGGAACTCAGAAGCTCATTCTCCGCGCGAAGAACCTCGCGAAGGCGTCTGACTTCCTGGGCGACATCTCATGTCTTGAGTTCGCGGTCTAATCATGGCC